TCAATTCAAATCAACAAGAAATAATAAATCTTCAAAGAGATTTAACTACAGCTCAAGAAAAAATTATAGATCAAAACACAAGACTAACTTCTGCAGAATCTACGTGGCAGATGGCAGAAAATTTATATAGACAATTAGCAGATCAAGTTAGAGAACACGACTATGATATCAAGGATTTAAATAGGTAATGAATTATGGAGATAGCCAGGATGAATTATTATTTTACAGGTTTACTTATCTTGGCCTTAACAATGTTAGCGTTGTTCGTAGAGCCTGCATATCCTAAAAACGAATATCTTAATGAGTATGGTGTAAGATGTGGTGAAATGGAATTTAGAGTTGAAGATAGAAATAATACACAAGATTATCATACATACAACTCAAGTGATTATGATAATGACTCACAAAATTTTAGTATAACTTACAGAAAATATTTAGGTACAGACTGTAAGACTTCAAAAGAAAACGTAGCAATCAAACAACAATTAGAGTTGATGAAGATGTGTGGTAGAGTTAATAGCAATCCTAGTCTTGCACATAATGAAAACTTTGCTTTACTTGTATCAAAATGTAGGGGTGTAACTCCTGCAAGTGACAACACTAGACCAGCTGACTCGCAAAGTCTTTGGGATGACATGAAAGATGAGTATAAAAAAGAGAATCCAGACGTTCAATTAATGGGAGATAAGTTCATAAAACCTAGTAAAAAGAAGCTTGTTATACCAAAGTATTTAACTGATGACGAAAATGTGATATTACCTTTACCTAAACCATAGACAAATGAGTAATAAACCTTTAAATATATCAGAATCAGCGGCTGTGCAGATGCCAATGAAAACGGTTGCCTCTCTAATTTTACTCGTTGCAGCCGGCGTGTTCGCATACACGGAGCTTACGGCGAGATTAGTATCGCTGGAGACATCACGTGAGCTGTTTGAAAATGATTTGTTAAAGAAAAGTGAACAGGTGCCCGTGGACCAGGAGCAACATTTTTTACTCGAAGATCTGTATAAGTCTGTAGAGAAAATGGAAAAGACTCAAGAGATGAATATGACAAACAAAGTTAATATAGAATTTCTTAACTCACAATTAGAAAAAGCATTGGCTGATATTGAAGAATTAAAAGATAAGGTAAGAGAAAATGGAAAGAATTACTAGACAAGTGGTACAATATATTTCTGACATGGAAAAGAAAGCTAAACAGATGAACTTTGTTAAAAATTTAAAAAAATCTGTTGAACACGGCAAGAATGGTACACAAAAATACGTCATCAAGCAAGGTGAAAACAAAGGTAAGGTATTATGATTTTAGAAGTTGTGGCTCTTCTTATGATAGTCAACGGAGAGATCAAGGAACATAGAATTCAAATTGATCCTGACACAGGTAAACACTCAATGGCAATGTGCTTGAAAGGTAAAAGGTATGCCAAGAGAACTGAAACAGGAAAAAATATACAGCACCAGTGCATAAAGTCTAAAGCTGAAGTAGAAAAAAATATAGATGGAAGTTTATCAATTAAAAAGTTAATACTTGATTGATGAAAAAAAATAAAAATATAAAATTTCAAGCAGAAGTAGTTAATGGCAAGTGTCCGACGTGTGATGAGTTTACAATGTTAGTTGGATTAGATAAATGTTTTTTTAGGTGTATGAGTTGTGGAGCAGATTTAGAACAACATATAAATGGTAAAATAACTTATCTGCCAGTTATTACTGCACCCAAAGATGCTAAACCATTTGTAAAAGAATGGTTAGACGATGGCTAAACAAAAATTTACACACTTTGTACCCAGAGACAAACCAAAGAAAAGACGTGGAATTCACAAAAAGAGTTTAAATAAAAGTGAGAAGCGTCAAAAAAAACTTACACGCTATAAGGGCCAAGGACGTTAGATGAAATGGATGTTAATAGTTTACATCTGCTCTGCAGTTGAGGGCGAATGTAGGAACCCACCAGAATACCCAGCAATCAAAAACACTTATTATGAATGTGTTCAAGATGGGTTAGGTGACGCTTATGAGTTGCTATTTGGTTCTGATAGTATTTTTACTCCTGAAATGATACTCGACTCACAGTTGTATCCACAATACAAATGTACACCAGTAAAAGATAAAGGCAAAATAGAAGCTTAATGTCTGTGCATTCCAAGAAAGGAACGCACAAACAAAAGGTGTGAGAAGAGATCCTCTTTTTATACTAAAATAATATCCTTGACAACACTTGTTTTATTAGTATAGATTCCCATATATTATGATTAACAATAACAGGAGAAAGAAGAATGAGATATACATATAAAGTAAGAGAGTTAATACAAGGGTTAGAAGACTTTACGGAGGTTGGTGAGGCAACGCAAATGGAGGCTATGTCTCTTAAAAAACTACAACGTAAACTTGATCCTAAAAAGAAATATCATATAGAATACAAAAATAAAAAAAATAATTTTATATCTGCAACAATAGAAGGGAGAAACAATGGCTGATCCAAATAAATTTAAATCGGTATCTGTGCCTATTGAAACTTACAAGAAGTTAAATTTTTTAGCTGACGGTAAATTTTTAGATGCACAACTTACGATTAGTAAAACAATAGAAGCTCTTGCAAGTAGAGCTGCAAAGAAACTAGGATACAAAAATGGTAAAACGAATACATAAAGCTATTTGTGACCATTGTCATGGCAATGGTTATATCCGAATGGTGTTAGAAGAAGGTAGAGAAGAAGCTATATTTGATTGTAATACTTGCAACAATCAAGGAGAGATTGAGATAGAAGAGCCTTCAATGGAAGAATTAGTAAAATCATCGAGGCTGCAGTGAGCAAGAACCCTGTAGCCAAAGAAGTCCGAACACCAAAATTTAAACAACAGAAAATACCTAACAAAAAGAAATACAATAGAAAGAAGAAAGAAGTCGTTGGTTATTATTATGACTACGATGGAAAGGAAACTATATTGTATAAAGATGAACGATGACCAAGGATGTTTGTTTCCGGAGTTAGATCCGTTTTTAACAAAACAAAAGAATATAGATTATATGGACTTAAGAGATGTAGTACAAACTCACACTGAATCATTTAAAAGATTCAATAGAGATAAATATTTTATATATAAAACTGGAGGCACAAATCCTTTTATGCCAGACGCAGGCCCTAACTTTCCTTACATACAAAATATTATTACTGGTAAAATATTAAAACCTACACTAATGGGTGGTAGAGATTCTTATCCTGTTATTTCATTGGTCCCTGACGAACACCACGAGGCTAGTCCGGTTAAGGTAAAGATACACAAGGTAGCTGGTGAAGCTTTTTTAGAAAATGATATGCCTGGTAAAAAATTATTAGTAGATCACAAGGACCACAATCCACACGACTACCGGTTATCTAATTTAATGTGGGTAACTCACTCACAAAACTCAAAGAAAATAAAACCACGATTTACACAACAAGAACTAACATTAGAGGCAATAAAAATTAATGAAACTAAATAACTGCTTTGTTTATCCAAAAACGGTGCGTGAATCTATTGAAGGGGTTCGTCACTACGATGTTGGAAAAGAAAAATTACCAAGTGTCACGACTATACTTAAAGCTACAGAGTCCGAAGAGAAAAAACAATCATTAGCGAACTGGGCATCGCGGATCGGGGAAGAAGCTGCAGAGAAGGTCGTATCGGAGGCTGCGGCGCGCGGAACGGCGATGCACAAGATTCTTGAGAAATATATTTTAGAAGAAGGATACTTGGACCTAACTAACGTTGGTAGAAATGCACACAACATGGCAATCAGAGTTATTGAACAAGGTCTTTGTAATGTACCAGAATATTATGGAACAGAATGTACTTTGTACTACCCAGGCCTATACGCAGGTCAAACAGATTTAGTAGCAGTACACAAAGGTACTGACGCGATCATAGACTTCAAACAGACTAACAAACCAAAGAAGAGAGAATGGATTGAAGATTATTGTTTGCAATTAGCAGCGTATGCAATGGCACACAATTTTATTTATAAAACAGAAATTACCAAAGGTGTGGTGATGATGTGTAGTAAAGATAATTACTACCAGGAATTTGTTATCGAAGGTAAAGAATTCCAAAAATATAAACACCAATTTTTAAGGAGGGTTGATGAGTACTATAAAAAAAGAGACAGCAATGTTAGACAAGATAGCTAATGCTTACCACAAAGCTGAAAATAAAGAGATGAAAGCGATGTGGAAAGAAAAGTGGTATCAAGGTGTCAAAAATGTGGCAAAAAGATATGAACAGATGTATCCAAAAATAACTTATGATAGATTAAATTAATGAGTTTAAGATTAAGAGATTTACAACAGATACTAGGTAAGTTTACCAATGGCAACAAAGGTACATCTATATCAGATTGTTTTATTTATATGGAAAACGATCAAGGTGGCCTCAATGAGATTGGTAAAATAGAATTACAGGAGAGTAGATTAATAGGTAAAGTAAATGGTTCTTCAGCTTGGCGTGTAGTGTTGAAGAAGGACCCAAGGTCTGTCTATTTACAATCTACTACGTATCGTAAATGATTTCCTTGGAAACCGGGGCTGAAGCGAGAGTGGAGGTCCCGTGCAAATAGAATTGGTCAAGTATCCTGACGTATTTTTGCGATCAGCAAGCAATAACGTGCCTTTTCCACTAGATGATAAGACATCAAGACTTATAAAATTTATGGCAAAAGCTATGTACCAACATAATGGTATTGGTTTAGCTGCAATACAGGTTGGTTATCAATTACGTATGTTTGTTATGGATTGTTCACGTAGTCAAGAAAGTTATAAAGTATTTATTAACCCAGAAATTATAGAGAAATCTATTGAAACATTACGTGATAATGAGGGGTGTTTATCAGCTCCAGGCAAGACTGGTGATGTACGTAGACACATTAGAATAATTCTAAAGTACCAAGATGAGAATGGAAAGGAGGAGAAGAAAACATTTTACAATCTAGAGGCCAGATGCATACAGCACGAAATGGATCATCTAGAAGGTAAACTTTGTATAGATTATGAAAAAGGTAACTATAGTCGGGACAAACATAAGTCCCAAACAATGGTCGAATCTGATTTTAGAGCTAAATCTGATACGTAAGCAATGGAAACCCTATGCAACGTTAGAGTTGCAAGGACCGGGGGTGAAGAAGATTATCAATTATGGCACAAATGTGTTCAAAAAGGATTAGCTGTGCCAGATGTAAGTGGAATTCTAGGGCAAATTTTTTTTTCAGTGATAAAAAAAAACTGGTGGCACAGGTGGCACACCCTGTTTTTGAGCTATTATCGTTGGTATAAGCGAATAATAGTGTGCCAAGGCCCTTGGCACACCGTGGCACAGTCAAATAAGCTATATTTACCAACACTTTTCTCAAAATGTACTCGACGCGCGCGACTTTTTTTGTTTTTTATAAAACTTTTTTGCCCAAAAATCTCCCTATACAGTATAAGATCGATATGAGACGTCTGAAAAAATCTAAATACAAATCTGTAATTATTAAAAAGAAAAGATATTACTTTTACAAAATTACGTGGTTGGATATCACGGGTGATAGCGGGCACGCAGATTTACATACAGCAGAGGGTTTTATGCCATCAGAGATGATAACTCACGCATACTTACTTAACAAAGATAAAAAGAATATTAGAACCTTTGCAAGTTATGAAGCTAATGATGAATTATTTAGTGATAGAAATGTATTTCCAAGAGGATGTGTGGTAAAAATGGAAAAGATAAATGAAAAATAAAAAACCTAATCCTACATTGACAAAGAATATGCCTAATGTAAAATGGAACCAAATTCCACCAGTGAAAGGACCAGATTCAAATGGAATACAAACCAGTTATAAACAAATGGGCTTTAGTAAAAAAGTTTCCACGAAGAATACTAAATAAAATTACTTCTTCTCTAAATCAATATCAGGGTTTGATTCTTTTGTTAATTCTAATTCATCTAGTTTTATTTCATCAGGGGTAATATTAATTATCTCTTTGTTTTCATCTAGAATCTTTTTAAGTCTATCTTTAATTTCACCTGCAGACATATTATCTACATTACCTGTCATAACTAATTTTTGATCTACGTAAAGTCCACCAGCTTTACCACGTGCAACTTCTGCATTTACTGCAGCACTCCACGCTCCTTTTTCCAATGCCTGATTTCTAATTTGAGCTAACTCTGATATGTGTTTCTCAAAACTAATACCATACTTTTCTTGTACCTCTGCTCTTAATTCTCCTATATACTTGACTACCAATGGAGATACTTTTGGATTCCTTAACTCTGATGCAGCTTGTCTGGGACGTGTTTTGTACCCTGCTTGAAATGCTGCTTCAGCTGGTGAAAGCCT